CTAACGGATCGAGTTCATCCTGATGCTCGCCTTCACGAGCGCGATGGCGCGGATGCGCGAGATCTCCACGTCCTTGTCGGCGTGGTGCTGGTTCTGGCTCACGAGCTTCACGTAGCCTGCGCGGTCTGATTTCTGAATGTACTTCACCGTCACGTACTCCTCGCCGTCGATGTCGATCGACAGCAGGTACATGTCGCCCCAGAAGATGTCGTTTATGTCGCGCAGCTGCTTGTACAGCACGATGTCGCCGCTCTTGAGCAGCGGGTACATCGAGTCGCCGACGATATAGATCGCCCCGTCGCATTTCGGGAGGTTGGGAATGTGGATGAAGTTGACGGGCTTGCTCTGCGCCTGGTCGGTGAACAGCGGGACCAGGCCCGCCGTGCCCTCGATCGAGTAGAGGGGGACGCTTTGCAGCGGCAGCGAGTTGTCCGTGCGGTGCATGTAGGCCGTCAGATCGGGTTCGGCGTTGAACATGTTGCCCTTGCCGGTTTCGAGCCAGTCGGGATTGACGTTCAATTCCTGAACCAATATGTTGCGGTTGCGCGCCGAAAGCCCCGCCTTGCCGGTTTCGATCATCGACAGCGCCGCTTTGCCGATTCCAAGTCGTTGTGCCAGTTGCTCTTGTGTCATGCCGAGCTGCTTGCGTATCAGTTTTACCCGTTCGTTCATCGCTTTGTTATCGGAATTATTTATATAAAATATTTGAACTTTATTGCAGAAAATTCAAATTTTGAACTTATCTTTGTTCTGCAAAGTTAAACAATTTATTCTCTTCTGCAAACTCTTTTGCGAAAAAACGATTAATTATCAATGATGTATTCGGTTTCATCGGAACTTTACCTTGAAGTGGCCGCGCGTCTTGCGGAGGCCATCGGCGGGGGAAGTTACTTTTCAGGCTCGCTCACGTTTCCCTTCGGCGATATGGAGTGCCGGCTCACGGCCTCGGTGATCGTCTACCGGCGGCGCGAGCGGCTCCCCGAGGGCGACCGGGACGCGATTGCGGACCTGGTTCCCGTCTGGTGGGAGTTCCACACCGTCGGCAGCGACGGCGAAGCGCTGAACGACTTCTCGTTTTCCGAGGTGCGCGCGCTCCTCTGACCTGCCGCCGCGCTCCGGCCCTCCTTCCCCGGCACGGCGCTGCCGCCGGAGCGCACCCCGACAAAAAACCTGCCCGCCGCGGCGCCGCGCATGGGTTTTTCAAAAAATTTCAGTAAAATGCTCAAACCAACCGAACCGACCTCTGCGGAGCGCTCCTCCGCAGAGGTTTTCGTAACCGGCGGGAACGCCTCTCCGGATGCTCCCGCGTGCGATGCCGTATTTGCGAGCTTTCCGCTGTTTTCCGGCGGCTCGCCGTTTCCCGAGGGGCTGGTGCTTCCGGACGACGCGCCGCCGGCCGCGCCCCCGTCCTTCGCCGATTTCGCCCTCGGGGTCTATCCCTTTCTCGAATTCGAACCCTTTCACCGGGCCTATTACCGGGTGCTGGAGGCCTTTGCCGCGGGGCGCGTCCGGCGGCTGATCGTCACCATGCCGCCCCAGCACGGCAAGAGCGTCGGGGCCACGACCCTGCTCCCGGCCTACGTGCTGGGACTCGACCCCGACTGCCGGGTGGCGATCGCCTCCTACTCGGGGACGCTGGCCTCGAAGTTCAACCGCCGCGTGCAGCGCATCCTCGAATCGCAGGAATACGCGGCCTTTTTTCCGGACACCTCCATCAAGCGGGGGGCGAAACCGCCCGGCTACATCCGCACGGCCGACGAGGTCGAGATCATCGGCCGCCGGGGCGGGCTGCTCTCCGTCGGCCGCGAAGGGTCGCTGACGGGTAATCGCGTGGACTGCTTTGTTTTGGACGATTTATACAGAAAATAATCAAAATTGTCGCAAACTAACTAATGAACGAAAAAATTTGCCTTGTTTTTAATCTGAAATTTTATGTATAAGGGGAAACGCCGCATTTTTTCGGCCCTTTCTCCTTAACCTTTATAGATACGATGCAATTCAACTCCACCGAATTATTTTACAAACTGCATCAGATAGTTTTCGCAAAATCCAGCTAACGGGAATTTCACCACCTCGTCCCGTCCGTCGGGCGTGGTGTATTGGAATAGGATTGTATCGGCTTTCACGTGGTAGTCGAACAAATTCACCTTTTCGCCCGTTCCCTCGATTTGTGCCGCGTTAGCCGTCATTGTGCCGATTATTCCGTCTGTTTCGTTAAGTTCGCACTTTCATCCGAATATGTATTGTCGATTCTTTGTTAGGACAATTTCGACGGGCTTTGTTATGTCTGCCATATTAGGGGCAAACAGGTAAATAAATGTTTCGGGAAATATTTCGTCTTTGGGTTTTCCTACAAGCAGGACTATTCCCTCTGTTTGGCTCCATTTAACCGTCTTTTGGATTATCTGTTTATCCTCTCATGCGTCGGTCTTTCATTCTGTTTTCGGTTGTTTGTATCTGTTCATTTTAGCTAAAATTTAATTGTTATTTATCTTTATAAAGATAAGATTATTAGCGAAATAAACAAAACAAGAAAGTGACAAACTCTGCAAAAGGGTCTTATAGATTAACCTTTTCACAAAGTCTGTCACTTAAAAAAATTTGCAATCAATCCTTAAAGGATTTCAGCAACTTAAAATCTATATGAAAAATATCTTTTGTTTCAGGGTTTTCTATTATGGCAAATGTTCGCTGTTCCCCACTTACTACATCATGCGCCAATCCAATAAAATATCCTTCGTCGGTATCGTATTGGTGGGGATTGTCAAAATCAACCCCGTCCATTGCATCTTCGGATTTGTAGAAGATAACGGTTCTAAAATCTCCCATAATTTGGATGTTTAAAGGCTATTCTACGTAAGTTATAATATCGCCATATTCTTGAATTATGGCATCAAGAGTGTTCTTATAATAATAATCCTGATCACTTTTATTCAAAATTAGAGATTCCAAATTCGGATTATCTGAAATTTGCAACCTTATATTATTGCTTTTAGGAGAATAGTAACCACTTAAATCTATTATCTTCAAATTTTTGTTATTATGACACTCAAGTTCGTAAAAATCGGGGAAAGTATGGCTTAAATCTAATGAGGTACATTGAGTATTATTGCATCTTACACCTGTTAAATTGCGAAAATTGCCAATGCCATCCATATCTTTGATATTGGTATCTTTTCGTTGGAAACTTAAATATTTAACGGCATATGCTTCTTGTTCTGATATTTGCCCATCTTTATTGATGTCAATTTTATTCTGGTAATAATTTCCAATAAATGAATTGTCTATAAATGCAACATAATCACCGTCATTGCTGTCACAGGTCAAACTCAAAAGTACATTAAAAAAATTGGGGTCTTTAAATTCAATTTTGGGACTGCCGTCATAGGGAACATCATCCTCATCATCGGAACAAGCCGAAAAAGAAACTACCGCAAACATAGCGGCCACAATAAGAAACAACTTTTTCATAGTTGCAATAAGTTTAGGTTGTCGCCCCAGCACCAACGCGACGGTTAATTTTTGGATTTAATTAAACAGAAAGCGTGGTGCTGAAAACTTATTTTAGATTTTTATCGGTTCGACTTAACCGATTGAAGAATAAACTTTTAGCGAATTATTTGAGAAATAGAGGTAACGATTTAGCAACTGTGCGAAATTCAGCGTTTTGCGTTGCTATACTGTCAAATAACTCTTTCATTTGCAAATATAATATCTTTTTCCGAAAGTACGAACTATCGGTGGCAATTTTATAAAATCGGCTTGCGAAAAAAGAAAATCATTCTATTTGTTACGTATACCAACTATAGGAACTGTCTTTTCCATACCCGATTTAGCGGAATATTTGAATATCCCTATTTGTTTAGCACATTTACCTGAAGGTATCTTAATAACTTGGTCGTCATAGTAAGACAGTCCATCCTCATTCAAAAATAACACAGTTAATCCTGTTGGTATCAAGTATCCTTGTTTTACTTCGTTAGCTAAGGCTTCACCTGAATCCAAAACTTGAAATACCTTAAAAGAATTTTCACTTATACATTCTCCCTCTTTTTCAAATAATGTAATTCCTTTATAAGTAGAATTTCCACCAGCTATAAGCATGGAAACAACAACCACTAGAATAGCTCCAGTGACAACACCACCAATGAATATACATACTTTTTTCATAGCTGTCCTTGTCTAAATATCATCCAAATCATTTTGGATTTTGGCTTCAATATTTTGAGAATCACGATAGCGAATCATTACCATACCTTCATAAACTCCAGAAGACTTTTCAATTGAAAGTTGTATATCTCCTCCTGTCACTTCCCATGCACTACCATATACAACCGTTCCCTGATGCACTTCCGCCATTAAAGCGGTATTGGAATCTAAATGGGCAGGGTTGTTTTCTTTTGAAATTGTCGGCTTGCCATATTTACGAGTATATAAATCCTTATAATAGTCGTAAGTATTAACAAGGGTATTCCACTCCCCACTTGGGTCAAATAAAACGACAACTGCAAAAACATTTTTTCCATCGTCTGTAGCAGTTACCCCTACCGTTGCTTGACGACCTGTAAAGTCCCCTGAAAACAAAGTTATATTGTTTTCACGACCAATTGAAGTAAATCCTTTAGATTTGAGCTTTTGACAAAATTCTGTCATACTTCCCTCAATGGGAATACCCTTAAACGAAAGGTGCTCTTGTGCCATAATGTCAATGACTGCAAAGAGTACTGTTAAGGTGATTAAAATTTTCTTCATACTTATCATATTTAATTGGTTATATAGTAGTTAATAAATTAAAGTCTTCAATAGATATTTTACCTATTGAAACAAGCCATTCAAGATAAGAAATATCATCTTTAATATCGCCAAATTTTTGTCCCTTATATTTCCCAAAATCAATAATCCTTTCTGAAATAGATATATCCAAAGTTTTTTCGACATTTGGATACAATCGTTTAAGCTCTTTAAAGTCAATTTTGAAAAGCCTATCTGTCGTTTCTAACCAATAAAGATATTGATAATCCATTTTATAAATATCCCCCAAAGATTTCCCTTTATATTTCCCAAACATAAGTATCTCATCCGCTTTGTGAATAGGAAATATTTCATCAAGAGATACGCCAGGAACATCAATTAAAACCCACTCTCCACATCCGGCACAAGGGATTTCTTCATCTTTGATATTTGGATAACACTCTTTCCTATAAGTGTCATCAGGTTTACCATTCATAAAGCATTTACCATAAGCTTTTCCATATTTACCACGTGGCTTTACTGTTTCAACTAAAAAGGTTCTATCTCGATTAGGGTCAATACGCCTCTCTTCACTTGATGAGCGTGCTAAACCCAACTCACACCGTTTAACTAAAAATGGTGTTCGCTTACCTATATTGTAATAAATATTAAAAATATTATCGTGTGGGTACATATCTTATTCTCATTGTGGTGGACACTCAATTATCTTTAAATAATTTATCAAGTTTTTTTCTTATTGCGCCTAACGCTATATTTTGGTCATGGCTTACAGTCATTCCTATTCCACTACTTTTTACTACTGCTATACGTTGATTGTTATTGTAGTCGTAAAATGTTACTGTAATATATGTATGTCCTCCATCCCATTTTTCAGAAGTAACATGGATATTAGGCGTAAGAATGCTATCAGAACACTCCAATACCTTTGAGATATTAGAGGTAGATAACACTTTTAGATTTGTTTCTGCAATTTGATTTTGAACTGCCATTATAATATCATCTAATTCTCTATCACCTGATGATTCACTACCAAAAATAACATACTTGTACTTGCTTACATCTGCATTGCTTGATAGTACAATCCTGCTTGATGCACAAGATGTCATTAATGTTATAATAATAGCGATAGGTATAATTTGTTTGATTAATTTCATATTTTTCTTTATTCCTATGGCTCATTAAGTTCCAATAAAGCCGTTAATTACACAGAAGCGTGGAACTGCAATGCCACGTCTTTGTTGAAGGTCGTAGGAAAACCCTAATGAGCAGATGTAGTAATAGCAGCCCACGCTATAGCGTGAGAACCACTATGCCATCCTTGCTCATTTTGAAAATTTCCTACGTTTTCAACAACAAGATAAGCATAACGCTTCTTTCTTTTCTAATATGTCTTGGACGGAGTTTCCCCAATCCAAACACAAAAGTAATGAAAAGTTGTGATAATCACTTATGTTGCAACAGATTTATTTGCTCACTGTTTAAAATCGGAATTCTACAGTTTCATCCCTCTGCTTTTCCTTTGCGGTTGTATAGGTCGGTGTATGCTCTGCCGTAGCTTGTCGAATTGCTCTTTGAACCACTCGGCAATGGGCTTTCGGTCAATGGCAAGAACCAGTTTCGTCCCGTCCGTCGGGTCTTTCAGCACTTGAAACCCTGCCTTTTCGGTTTTGAACTTCCGCTTGTGTTCCTCCGAATAGAGTTCCCCTTCATATTCCAACTGCTTTCCCTTGACGAGCGTTGCCGTCTGCCTTTCATCGAACCCGACAAGGCGGCATAGGTTTTCGATACGGAGCATTTCACGGAAATAGGGAAACCATGCCGCCGCCCTTGCGACTACCGCTTTCAGAAACGATATTTCCTCCTTATGCCTCGCTTCCTTGTCGGCTATCTCTCTGCCGTGCTTTTGCTGCATATCCAACAGTTGTCGGTTATGGTCGGTCTGCATGGTCTGTATTCTGTCTTGCAGGGCTTCGATGGTTTCCTCGTGGTCGGCTACCTCCCTATGCAGGGCGGTGTTCTCCCTTTCCAGCGTCTTGACCTTGTTGCTGCCGAAAAGAGAGCCGACGCTCTCGGCGATGTTGGCGGCTGCGGTGGTTGCCGCCCCTTTCAGCTTCTCGGTCTGTATTTCTTTTTTCGCCCGTCTTAGTTCCTCCCGTGCCGTTTCTTTTTGCTGCTGCAAATCCACCACCTCCGCTTTCAGATTATCGGAGAGTTTCTGTATATCCCGATAATACTGCTGCGTGGACTTGTGGCGAGCCTTCGAGCCGTCTATGCCCCTTTGCAGCCCGTATTTCGCCATCGCTTCGGCATAGGTATCTTGGTAGGACTTCAATTTCAGCCGTGTCATAATATCATCTGCGCACAGCCTCACGGTGTCGGTCGGTTTCTTGCGGTATCGCTTCTTCGTCCGCTCCTCCCTTTTCCTGCGCTTTCGCTCTCCCTTGACGATGGGGACGAGTGTAACGTGTATGTGCGGCGTTTCCTCGTCCCTATGCAGGTGCGCCGCCACGATGTTCTCCTTTCCGAACGTGTCGGCAAAGTATTTCAGATTGTCGGCGCACCACTCGTCCAAACGTCCCTCTTCCTCTATCCGCTTCATGTCCTCGTGCGTTCCCGACACGTTGATGCGGATTGCCCGTACTTGGTTGCTTCCGATTTTGCGTGTCAGCCCCGCTTCTTCTAATCTCTGCTGTATAGCCGCCGAACGGTCTTTCACCCCGTCGGGGTATTCGATGAGCCTGCGGTTCAGATGGGTGCGTGTGGGGTCGGCGTTCTTCGGTATGATGAAACGCTCGATATGTGCGGTTGTTCCGCTGTCGCTGCCGTGCGCCTTTTCCATGTGTAAAACTACGAAACCCATATATTCTTCCTTTCTTTTTTGGCTTGTGAAACAATAAACTTGACTATCTTTGAGGGCGGCGAAATGCCGTCCTCAACGGGGTGTGCAGAGGGGCTTGCCCCTTGCCTTATTGGGGAATTTTCAGCGATACGTAGTATTGCGGCTCGGAAAATTCCCTAATAAGCTACGGTATTTTCTCCGTAAATACCCTGCGGCGTGCCGTCCGTCTGTCCGTCTGCCTTTCGGCGGTGGCTGTCCCTGCCGTCTGCTTACCCATATACCCCCACCTTATTTTTTCCCTTTCGGTCGGTGGGTGGCGGGGCGGTCGTTTCCGTTTTCAAAGGCTCTTTTGCACGGGGCGGTCGGATACAAGGTTTTCCCGATAAATACGCTCGCAGCGAAGCGAGAGGAAGATTTATCGGGAAACGGCGCAGCCGCCCGACCTTTTAGCCGACATAAAGCCCCGTGCTTGCTTTGCCTTTGTAAACGGGAATGATTGCTCCGCTTTGCTGTGTTCGGAAAATCGAATCTGCGTATCTGCACATAGTCGGTTATTAATGGATTGACTGACTTACAGATTCAATGATTCCAATACGACAGTACGACATGACTTCATGACGATATGACTGCTTGACTGCCGACATTCAGCGAAAGAAAAATCATGCTGTTCTCTTTTCGCCCGTGTATAATCCTTTCCAGCAACACTTTGCGGACTTTCGCCGCCCCGAATGATTCGATACGGAAAGCGAGGGCGGCTATCGTTTCGAGATTGTAAACCTCCGCGCTGTATCTGTCCGATATGCGGATAATGCGCCTTATGTCATATACGCTCAAAACTCCGCTTTTGCAGAGAGCCTTTATCCCAGCCCGAACCGTCGGGGCAATAACCCCGAACAGTTCGCAGATTTCCCACTCGGTCATGGCGGTTGCGCCTATATCGCTCGGCAGGGAGATATTGCCCTGCCCGTCCATCGTGATAATGTTCCTTTCTCCTTTCATCGGTATACTGTTTTAAGGTGACTAAATGGCTCGGCAAATACTCTTCTCCATATCCTCCAACTTGTGCGACAAGTCTTCCATGTCCTGACTTATCTTTTGGGCGGTGATTTTGGCGTAAATCTGGGTGGTCTTTATGTTAGTGTGACCGAGAAGCCTGCTGACGGTTTCAATGGGTACGCCGTGCGACAAAAGTACGGTCGTGGCGTTCGTGTGACGTGCAACGTGATAGGTCAAGCGCACCTTGAAACCGCACTGTCTGCCTATCTCTTTGAGTATCTTGTTGCAACTGCCATTGCTCGGAACGGGGAAAACATGACCGTCCCTTGCCAGCCCCTTGTATTTCTCTATGATACGTTTTGGAACGTCCAAAAGACGGATGTTCGATTCGGTGTTGGTTTTCTTTCTTCGGGTGATTATCCACAGATTGCCGTCGAAGAATGTTTGCAGGCGGTCGGCGGTGAGGTTCTTCACGTCCGAATACGCCAAACCCGTGAACACGGAAAAGACGAACAAGTTCCGTACAAGTTCATGGGTGGCGTTCTTCATCGGTGCGTCCATGAGCGTCTGTATCTCCGTTTGGGTGAGGTAGCCCCTATCCACGCTTTCGGGAGAGTTGATATATCCCGCAAAGGGGTTGAACGGCAAACGCCCGTCGTTCCTCGCAATGGAAACGATGTGTTTCAACACAATCATGTAGCCCCACACGGTATTGGTGCGGCATTTCTTCTCCGTGCGCAAAAAATACTCGAAATCGTTGATGAATGTGAGGTTGAGTTCCTTTAACGGGATGTCCTCACGCTTGTAGGCATGGGGCAGGAACTCCCGAATATGGTTGCAGACCGTCCGATAACGGGTAAATGTCCCCTGCGCCCTGCTGTGTCCGACTTTCTTCTCAAACTCGGCGTTGTGCTGCTCGAACAGCTTCAACAAGGTTTCCTGCTTGACGCCGATGCCGAGATAGGCGTCTTTGAGTTTGGCGGCGGTAACATAACCGTCCGTCTGCATCAGTTCTTGATAACGGCGGTTTACATCCACACGGATTTTATCTACCGCAAGGTTGATTCTCTGCGCTTCGACGCTCTTGCCCGAAGCACGGCTGTTCTTCACGTCCCACAAGCGTGGGGGAACGTCCATCTTGCAACTGAACTGTTTAATCTCGCCGTCCACCGTGATACGGCACATCAGAGGCAGGTTGCCGTTCGGCTTCTCGCTGCCTTTCTTCACGTAAAATAATACCTTGAATGTACTTCGCATACTCACTCCTTTTTTGGTTACAAAATTAGTTATTAGTGAGTTACCGACAGCTATGCAAATCGACGCAAAACGCAGAAACAGAACTATTTAGCAAGAAATCTGCACCCATTATGGGAGTAATGAGGTGGTAACTGAACTTCTGCACCGTTTGGCTTCGAGGTGACATTTCGTTGGCTCTGCTCCATAGAAAAACAAAGCGTAACGAACGCTGTATCAGCTAATTCGCTACGCTTTTCCCAAATTTGCTTTTTCGCTATGTGTTTATTTTAGTTAGACAGGTCTTAGGAAACCTTAGCAATAAAACAAGCAACAGCCCCACGCCTATCCCATATAAGGATAAGACGCGGCAAGTTGTCAGCTCATTCTCTTGCTTGATGAATTTCCTAAGTTCGTCTAACGAGAATAAACTTACACTTTCCGTGTATTCAATATGTTACTGCAAAAGTAGCATATTCGGCGGAAATTGCAAAACATCTTGCCCTTTCGGGTGCTGTTGCCGTATTTAATTGTGCAAAGTTCTTGAAAACAAAGTTTCTATCCAATAGCAGGGAGTATGGAATCGAAACTTTGTTAGTTGTAGATTGGGTTAATCGTTCCCGCAAATTTCTTGTATTACGCCGTCCATGTAAATCGCCTGCCCGCTCGTCAGCCGTCCCCACCAACGACACCCTAATTCCTCGATGATGATTTCGCCCTGCTCTTTCAGTCGTTCGGCCAGCCATGGAGTAACAAGCCACCATTCCAACACCTCGTCCCCGTTAAAGGGATAGATATATTCTTCGTCGATTTTTCCTGCTTGGATTAACTCCTCGATAACCGTGCTTTGTCCCCATAAAACATGAATGTCCGTAATCCGTTTGGCTCTCTCTTGTGTTTCGTACATAACGATTAAGTTTCTGTTTGTCGCTTATCAGTAGTAATCCAACTTCATGTAATATCAATAATTCTATGCTGTTATATGGTTTAGAGGATAAATAGGGGTGGGCTGTTTTATGTGGAATCCTATTAATGGGATAGATAAAAATTCGGTTTCCCATCTGAAAATGGGGAGGGGTAAAAAAAGGGATAGTATCTTCACGGTCGGCCTATCAAATCAAAACGCCCCGACTATAAAAATCGGAGCGTCTGAACGAAAGTATATTATGTGAGTAGAAAAGATTGTAAATGTAGCTTATTGGCCTTTATCGGGTCTTGGGTGCATAGCACCTTAACGAAATAAGCCAGCGACACGGATTCGGGAATCATCTTGCACCGTTCATTTAGGGCATAAGTAACCGACAGCGAATTATCAGCCGACAGATTCGGAATGTTGTATTTAGTAAGAATCCGATTCATTGCCCGTTCATTTCATTGCGGCGGATTCGTTCCCTTTGTTATGCAGAATCGGCATATTTCATTATAGACGGCGTGGGCCGTGTCTTTTTGCGGTGGGTTTATAAAGCAATCATCCGTTATTTCGTAACCGTTCGGTAGGGCCTTAATCAGCCCTAATCCGCTACTCTCTTTAATAAGAGCGGAAACCGTGTTGCGGTTCATTCCGACAGCATCGGCAATCTGTCCGATATTTCAAAGGATAGTATTTGTATTATTGAGGCATATAGCCTTTAATAAGAGCAGAAAGCCCGCGATTTTCGGCGGGTGGTTCTTTGTAAAGAATCGGTTATCCACGAAAAAGAAATCTGTTTGGAGATTGGCTATATAATAGGAATTACGGCGTTTGCATCCGTCGATTATGCGGGTTGTAACCTGTATTGCTCCGCACTCCTTTAATCGTTGGACAGACCGTTTGACGGTACGGATATTTACTCCTGTTATTTGGGACAGCCTATCTTCCGTTATATGGCTTGTTTGTGTCTTGTAGTCCGATTTGCATTTAATCGTTGCTCAAACGTAAATGTCAGTCGGTTTGCTGTTGCCCGTCTGAAGCTGGCAAATTGATTTTGGAATCGTTGTGTAATTCATCGTTAGCGACGTAATTAGTGAATAGTATCTCTTTTGTTTTTAATAATTTCCGAAAGCAGGCAGAGCCTAACGCGGCTTTGGCGGCCTTTCGGTTGTCGAATCATTTGTTTTGCGTTACATAGTACAGCATAGTCTGAAAATCGGGTTTGAGGCTCCCCAGAGCCGAGAGCCTATAATTAGGTGTTGATTGGGTAGGTAGTGGTATAAGTGCCACTTTTAAGCACGAAGCAGGGGACAGATTTAGGCATCGCCTTTATCCCTCTTGCTGGCTTCTGTAAAGGTACAAAGGTTATTTTCAGCAAACAAATGAATCGGGGTATTCTTTATCGGGAGCCGAAATGAGGGCTTTTCAGCGATTCTTATTTGACGAAAATTAGTATATTTGTTTATGGCATAGTTAGCTATGTTATTTTGTCAAATCCTTAAAACTTTTCGTGAAATGGAAGATTCCTTGCACTTGAAAACAGAACCCATCCTTATTTTTGTGAATGATTTTTTGAATGTGATGGCTCGATTCGGCATTACATCGGATGAAGAATTATTTCTCCTTTTATGTTATTACAGTCAAACGCAAATGGACGGTACAGGTCTGTTTATCAAATGGTGGACAGACGCAAGAGGGGCACAGACGATAACGCCAATCGTAGAAAGTCTTGTAAATAAGAATCTTCTTGATATGGGAGGTGCTACTAATTTTAATCTTCATAATGTAAAGCTATCACCCGATTTTGTGGAATTTATGGAAGGAATCGGGAAGCGAAACAGCATATGGCTAACTCCGCAGGTGCTTAACAATATGAGGCGAATGGGCTAATTTGAAAAATAGGGAAAAAGCATTGCAGGAGAATTTTCCAGCAATGCTTTTTCTTTCATTCCGTTATCGGGATCTCGTATTCTTCGACGGGCATGGCCTTGAAAAATTCGTCGAACGTGTAGCGCAAATTCATCGGCTGGGCTGAATAGGGATTATCCTTGTCGGTTCGTAAGGACGGAACGATAATTTGTTTACGCTCCATGTCGCCTTTGAACGTATCGGGCAAAAGGTAGGTTCCGCCGTTTCGGTGCTTTTTAATCAGCACGTAACGTGTCATGCCGTTCTTAAAGACTATTTCCAAAATGCCACGCATGGCAGACTGGGAATGATAGACGGCCTTTTGCAATTTTTCCTTGTATAAGGCCGACTGCTCCATTTTGCTAAAATCTTTCTGCTCCACATTCCGTTTTATTTCGGCATCGTTTTCGGCTATCTGTCCGTTCAGTTCGGAAATTTCCTGCTCGGTTTGCTTGATTTGTTTGCAAAGCACGTTATAATCGGTTTCCAATTCATTGATAAGGTCATCATTATTCAGTTTCTTGATTTTGGCAATCAACGATGCCGATTGCGTTTTCAGTTCATCGACGCTATTGACTTTTCGGGTGATTGTTTCCCGAATCTGCTTGTTTATCCCCTGCAATTCATTTGCCCGCTGGGTATTGAAGCGCTTGTATTCCTCGGTGTGCAAGGTTTCCTTTACACAAGTCCAAACGGACGATAGGATATAAGCGCATTTGACGCCGTAATTTTCGCATTTCTGTTTGTCGTTATAAGCACTTGAACAACGATAGATTAGATAGCTGTTGTGGTTGGGTTTCATGTAAAGACCGCATCCACACGGGCAAAACAGCAAACCTTTCAGCGGATTATAGTATTTCGGGGCATTGCTTTGAAACAGGCTGTTTTCACGCATTTGTTTGTTAGCCTTGTCGAAATCTTCGGGCGTGATGATTTGCAGTTCGGGAATTTGGCCGTACAATTTTCCCCGTCGGTATATCTCCCCTTTGTATTTGGGATTGCGGATAATGCGGCAGATGCCCGAATAAGAGAGTTTGTAAGGGTATAATTTATTGTAAACCCTTACAGTCTGCCGTATCGTATTGCCGTCGATTAGCTGCTGAAAAAGGTATTTTACCGCTTCGGCTTCTTTGGCATCGACGACAAGCAGGTTTTTAGGCGTTTGGTTCAGTTTGTAATCGGGATTGTGAATGACTTTGTAGCCGAAAGGAACCGTACCGCCTGCAAACATATTGCTAAACTCGGCCAGTTTGGAGCGTAAACCCGTCTGCATCCGACCTGCAATCTTGTAGCGTTCGTCGGCACTTGCTTTGGCTTCTACTGACAGCGTAATGATGTCGTAAAGGGATAAAATAGTTCCAGCCTTATAAATGCGGTCTTGCTTATCCAAAAACAGAATATCGACACCTTGTTTCAAAAGTTCGTTTATCGTTGAAAGAACGGATAAAATATCATCTTCACGCGATAAACGGGAGAGTTCCGACACGATAATCATATCGGCGACCGCATCGTCCACATCTAAAAGTTCATTTAGACTTTTCCTGTCCTTTCTGGCTCCCGAAATTTTCTCTTGAATGATTTTGATTAGATGATAATTTCGGTCGCTACAATAGGCCGTAATAAGTTCAATTTGACGGGTAATGTCTTGTGCCTCCGTCGAAACACGGGCGTAACCGACTACTCTTTTCGATTTTTCCATAACGCTGTCAATCAATCTTTAGCGCAAATTTAACGTTTTTTTGTTAATCTGCGACAAAATTGATTACTATATGTATAAAGACGCGCTTGAAGCCAATTCGCCGCTCGTCCGCGCCAACTGCTGGGAGTGGTACACCTCCGTCGTGCGGACCCGCATGCACAACGCCTCGCGCGAGCTGGTGGTCTTCACCCGCTGGCACGAGGAGGACCTGATCGGCGCCCTCGCGGCCCGCGAGCCGGTCGAGGAGCTGCGCGCGTGGTCGCAGCTCGACACGCTGCCTGCCGACCGGTGGCTGCACCTCAATTTCGAGGCTCTGAAAACCGCGCCGCCCACGGAGGTTGACCCCCGCCAGCCGGGCGAGGCGTTGTGGGAGCGACAGCACGGCGCTGCGCTGCTGGAGGCCAAGCGGCGGCTGGACCCGCTGCAATTCGAGGCGATGTATCAGGGGCGCCCTTCGGCCCGCGAGGGGCTGTTGTACGGGCTGAATTTCGCCGAGTACGACTGTCTGCCACACGAGATCGTCCGCCGCGCCAACTACACCGACACCGCCGACACGGGCGACGACTACCTCTGTTCGCTCTCCTATGCGGTCGATGCCGACGGGGTGATTTACATTACCGACGCGGTCTATTCGCGCGAGCCGATGGAGGCGACCGAGCCGCTGGTGGGGGAGATGCTCGTGCGCTCGGACACGCGGCAGGCCGCCATCGAGAGCAACAACGGCGGCCGCGGTTTCGCCCGGGCCGTGCAGGCACTTGCGCCGGGCGTGCGCGTCGAGTGGTTCCACCAGAGCGGCAACAAGGAGGCGCGCATCCTCTCCAATTCGGCCACGGCGCTCCACCTCGTGCGTTTTCCCCGCGGCTGGAACCTCCGCTGGCCCGAACTCTACGCCCATCTGACGACCTACCGCCGGAAGTTTCGCGCCAACCGATGGCACGACGCGGCGGATGTCGTGACGGGCATCGTCGAGCGCGAGGCCGCCGGCCGGGGGCAGAAACGGGTCCGCGGCATCCGGTTTTTGTGA